TCTTGCGTGTAGTTGCCGTTGGCGCGAAGTTCTTTTTCCATCGCGTCATAGACGTCGGTGCCCGCGAACATCTTCAAGTTCACGCCGCCTTGAGCGTAACGACCCAAGAGCCGCAGCTCTTTTTGCATCAGCTGCAGGAACACGCCGCCGCCAGTCGTTGCCGAGGTGACGGAATCTTGCCCGCCGGCGAGGCCGTAAGCGGTCGTGGCTGCGCGATTGGCATACCAAGAATTCGCTACACGGCTCAAACCGCCCGTCGTACCGGTATTCGGCACGTCGAAGATAAACGAGCGAATGCCCGCCAGAGCCTTGACGTCAGCCGAGCCGTCGCCGTGGATGAGCGTGTCGAGGCTCTTGGCATAATCTTCGCCAAGATCGTCGTTCTTCTCGTCCAGGATGTTCGCCAGCGCTTGCATCTCGCGTTCGGCCATCGGGGAAGTGCGCTGCGCAGAGCCGCTCTCTTCGACGTCAATGCCGTCGACCTTGAGCTCGGTGTGCGTCAGCGCCATGCCCAAGTGGTGTTCTTTCCAAGGAAAGTGCACGCGCTTGTTGTTGGCCGGGTTGTAGTAGCTGACTTGGTCGTCGTGGGTATAACCCGCCAAAGACCCGCCGCCCTGCCCGCTCTTGACGCCAAGCGACACTTCAAGGTTGCCGCCCGTGAAAGTGCCTGAGGCTTCGTCAAAAGCCTTAAGCATAGGCTTGTTCGAGACATTCTGCTTGAATACGGTGCCCTTCTCGATATAGGTCGCCAGCGTCGAATTGTTGATGTTCGACAGTTCTTGTGCGGTAAAAGCCATTGCTTAACCCCTATGCGTTGGCGCGACCGGCCACTTCCGCCCGAATGATATCGAGGGTGTTTTGCGGCGTTGGTTGCGCGTTGCCTGACACTTGGCCGCCCCCAACAGGACGTGGCGCTACCTTTGGCTTCGGAGGGATCGGCGCGACGGGCAGAACAACGGCGCTATAAGCTTTTGCGAGCTGTTGGCGCACGCCATCCGCAGTCGTGGGAACACCTTCTGTGTGCTGCAGGTAGACAACTTCCTTTTGGATAAGCGGCAGTTTGGCCTCGAAATTCGGGTCACGCGCCCTGCGCTCAGACTCCCATGCGACCGCAGCGCCCATTGCGGCTTGCGCCGCGCTCTGTTGCTGCTGACGTTCCCTCTGCTTTTCCGAGAAGCTTTGCTGAAACTGCATAGACTGCACAGCCGCTCGCGAGCGGCTCATTTCAAGCGCTGCCTCTTCCGATAACTCACCGCGCGTCACACGCTGCTGCAGGTCGTCGGGGGGTACTTCCCCGGCGGCCACCAAAAGCTTTGCGACAGTCGGCTTGAGCTTTTCCCACGCGGCTCGGGGATTGGTCTTCATGAGCCCCATGATGATAAAGCCGTCCGCAGCCTCCTCAGAGCTAATCCCGTTGTTATCGAGATAGGTCTGAATGTTCTGGTAGCGCACAGCGTCCGTTTTGTACTCACGCGCCTGCTTAACAAGATGCTGAAAGCGGGGGTGCTTATGAAACGGAACGTCGGTGTAGTTTTCGTTGTCGGGTTCAGAGGGTTGTTGGGGGTCGGTTGCGCCGAGCGGGTCTGCCCCGTCGTTCGCGACCTGTCCGGTTGGTGAATCCGGCGACGCCTCGGATGCCCTGCTGTCGACGACGTCGCGTACAACAGAAAGGGTGTCGTTGGTGTCGGTGTTCGCACCAGTGGCGGCGGACGAGTCAGCGCCAAGTGCGCCGGTATCCTGCAAAGGAGCTTCCGGCGCCGCGTCCAGGGTTGTCGAAGCGGCAGACGAACCCGCTTCTACTGCATTAGCGTCTTTGAGTTGCATAAAAGAACTCCAAAATGATTGCGGCTAGATTATAGTCGCTGTCGGTCTTTGTGTCCATACATACTATACATCCGCCCTACACTTGGTTGCTGCCGAAAGCTGCGCTCGACCCTTGTGCGGCAGGCTGTGGCGCTTGAGGCGCGTTTTGTGCCCCCTGCGCCCCTTGGTTCTTCGGATCCGTCGCTGCGTTGCCTGTGCCGGGCTGCTGCATAGCGTTTTGAGCCACGATTGACGGGACGCCCTGCGACAGCGCTTTGCTGATGTCCACGCGGTCGTCGAGGCGACGCACGGTTTCCTGCGCCAGCCATACGGGCGATACGCTCGGCATCTGCAGGAGGAAGGGCATAAGCTGCTTCCAGTTATTGATCTCAACGGCCTGGTTGGGCTTGCCCGTCGAGCCTGCTGCCACTTCTAGGTAGACCTCGTTGGCAATGTCGCTCAGGCTAAGCTCCGGCCACACAGCGCCTGGGCCGACGGCCTTCATGACGTACTCGGGCGCCATTTCGCGCTGCAGAACTTGGCCTGTCGCGCGGGCAATCATGCTCAGGAAAGAATCGAGATCGTCAATGCTGGCTCCGTCAGCAGAAGCCGAGCTGCTGGCCGAAATTGAGCTCTCTGTCGCTGTCGCCTTGGCGATACCGCCGAGCATGGCTTCCTGCGTGCCAACAGACACTTGGAAATCGCGCCACACTTCGTTGACGTCGTAAAGGTTAGGATCGACGCCCGGGACAGGGATAGCCTGCAGCAGATCTTTTAACTTGTACTGCGGGTCGAAATTAAGCGCCACAGCCTCGAAAGCTTCGGCGTCGCGCAGCGTATCTTGATCTTCGTCGCTCAGCAGCCCTTTAGCGTAGCCCCAGCGCGGACGAGCCGCTGTGCGGTGCTCGCGCTTCCCTTGGCGTGAGTTGTTGTATTCAATCTGCATGTCTTCCATAAGCGACACGTCGCTCGGCGGAAACACCATCGATTCATGCTCGACTTCATTGAAAGTCAGCGCGTAAATCGGCCAGAAATCGGTGACGAACACCTCCGGCGTGCCCGGCTCTTGCAGAAAATCGTCGTACCCGTCGAGAACGGTGTAGACGAGGCCGGTTTCCTTGTCGTAATGCCGCCAAACGCGCGCCATGTTATCGTCGCACTTACCGTTCGCGGCCATCCGGATCGCGTCCGAAGTGCCGGAAGGCGCGCTGTCGACAACATCCGCTGCGTTCTCTTCGCCGTCATTCTCACCCAGCCGTTTGACGGTGTAGGGCGTAAATCTGCCTTTCGACAGATCCGTCTTGTAGAGGTCTTTAACTTGGCCAACTGTGTAGTCGTATTCGAGCGTGACGTGGCGCGCTCCGACAAATCCGACAAGATGCTTGCACAGTTTATCCGGGATGACCTTCGTGCTTTGCGGGAAGTCGTAAACGACCCCTTCGCGCAAGACCGTCTCCGGCTCTTTTTCTAGTTCCTTGATAGACTGCTGGAGCTGCAGTATTTCAGGGTCGTTTTCTGTTATCTCGCCCGAAGCGACGTCTTCCGCAAGGCTGCGCAGATGGTTCAGGCGGTCGCGCGCATCAGTCAGCCGAGCTGTCGTTACAACCGACTCCCCTGTGACACGCTGATACGCCAGAACGACATAACCCACACCTGTCGTGCAGGCGCGACGGATAACGCGCTTTAAGCTCGTTTTGAAATCCAAAGGTGACTGCTCAGCCATAGCGCGCGAAAACAGAATTTCGAGCGTTTTGCCGTAGCGGTCGAGCGCCTGGCGACGCTGCATTCCTGTCTGATAGTCCTCGATCAGCGCTTTCGCCTGATCAAACCCCGGGGGCAGCGCCGTCGCGCCTTCCATCGGAGCGCCGGTAGCCGGATCCACGCCACCCATACTCATCTGAGAGGCCATTGTCAGCGTTTGGAGCGCGATTTCTAGGCTCTGCGGTGACTCGTCCCACACCGCAAAATCCAAAGTTTCTTTGCGCTTGGCTGCCGCGCGAGGGTTCTTCGCGTAGAGCGTGGCGGTCTTTTGCCGAATGTGACGGTTCGTGACGTTGACTTTGTACTTTTCCTCAGGGTAGCCCGGAGGCGCGCCAAAATAGGCCAAGTGCATGTCGCGCGTCATACGCTTAAACGCTTTGTCGTAGTGCGATTTATCCTCTTTGATTGTGGTGAGGATTTTCTGCACCAGCTTTTTACGCGTCTCTGGCGTTTCCGGTTTATCGGCTGGCGCCACGCCCATCGTATCGCCTTGTGCAGGCGCGGTCTGCTGAACCGAAAGTGCGGTTTCAGGCCCTACTACGTCGCCGCTCAGTGTTTCCGTCATTTTAATACCCCCTCGCCGCATTCAACCGCAGGCGCTCTCTTTTTTCCCAAGATTCTTGATACTTAACCCACCCAAGCGTGCCGTAGACAGGCTCTTCTTTCTTCTTTTGGCTCGCGCTTTTGCCCGGCCGAAACAAGCTGCGCAGCCCCAAGCCGATAAGCGCGAGTGCGTCGACAAAGTCGTCGTGCGTGCCGTTCGGAAAAAGCATAAGCTCATTGATCGCACGCTCGACCCAAGGCGCGCCCTTCGGAAGCCATACATGACCGAGCGCCATGCGCGCCGAAATTGACTGTGCGCGCTGCTCTTTGTCGCCGACGGGCGTAACTTCGATCAGCGTAAAAAAGCGCTTCGTCTCTTCCATGCGCTTGCGCAGGAAAGGCCCTATCGAAGACGAGATATGGCCGCGTTCCGCCCACCAGAACAAAGGCTGCGTCCGGCCTGTACCCATAGTCAGCATGGCCTCGACCGCCTCGTGCGACGCGGCGCGCTTCCAAAAGCACTCGGTGAGATAGATGTTGTCCTGCTTATCAATCGCCGCTTTCAGCAGCACCGTATAGTCGCGATGCTGCCTTGTGCTGACTGCGTGGTCACTTGAGCAATAGTAGCGCAGATCCTCAGGCATATCGTCCGGGTCGTAGTACCGGATATACTCCCGGCGAAATAGCGTTCCGTCCGCAGCGCTCGGCCTTTGTTGGTAAAGCGAGGCGAAACCCATCGGGTCGAGCCGCTGTTGGCTCTCCAGAAAATCTAAATCGAACTTATCGGGGCCGTCCGGCCATAAAGGCTCGCCGACCTCGCGGCCTAGAGGGTCGTCGTCTTCTGCGAGCGCGGGGAGATTGATGATCTTCCACTTCGACGCCTCAATAGCGTTATAGCAAGGGTTTTCTGGATCCGTCAGACGACCAATAACGTCATCCGCGTGCCAGCGCGTCATGATGATAAGCACCAGCTTTTTGCCCATCCGGCGCGTCATGGCGACTTTGGTAAACCAGTTCCAGGCTTGATCGCGAACGGTCGGCGAACGCGCCTCGTCGGCGTCCTTGATTAAATCGTCGATAATCAGCAGATGCGCGCCACGACCGGTCAGCGCACCGCCGCGACCGACAAAAACCAAGCGCCCGCCC